GACATTGATGGGATTTTGCGCCCGCCTCAGACACAGCGGCCGAGGGATCCTGCCTCGGAGAACTCCGACGTGTTGAACATGATGCCTTTGAAGGCGTTTGCTGGGCAGCAGCATGATGCGCACCTGGCGGCGCACCTTTTGATGGGCATGTCCCCGATGTTGCAGGCCAATCCTCAGGCTGCAATGGTGCTGCAGCAGCACATGCTGGAGCATATCCGCTTGAAGGCTGAAGAGGCGGTGGAGGCAGAGCTCTTCCAGCAGTACGGCACGGACCCTGACCGGATGGTGTCGGTCATTCAGAAGGAAGGCATGGTTGCGTTGAAGGTGGCCGAGTTCACGATGCAGACGAAGGACATGCAGGCGCAGCTTGCCGGTGGTGAGGGTGCGGTGGATCCTGTGGTGCAGTTGAAGGAGCAGGAGCTGCAGATTCGTGCGGCCAACGACCAGATGGACAACCAGGTGGATCAGGCCAGGTTGCAGATTGAGCAACAAAAGGCGGCCGAGACGGCCCGAGCCAATGAAGCAAGAGTGGATTCACAGGAGAACATTGCACAGCTTCGTGCAACCGTCGCCCGCGAGCGACTAGCCCAGGTCCAAGGAGCCCAGAATGTCCCTAAAGCGAGGTAAGAGTCAGAAGGTAGTGAGCGGCAACATTGGTGAGATGGTGCGTAGCTATTCAAAAACAGGTAAGATCGGCGCCAGTAAGCCCAAGTCAAAGGAGAAAGCTATTAAGCAGGCAACTGCGATAGCCCTGGCAGAGGCGGGAAAGTCGCGCAAGCCGGTGAAGGCGAAAGAAGGTGGGGCTTTCATGGTGGTGAAGAAAAAAGATGGGAATAGGCCTGTCAAGATTTATTAAGCCTTTCGGACGGTGGCTTTGAACCGTCTGCTTACATGGAAAGACCATGCTGCAATACACCGAAGCGTTGCTTAGAGAGATAAGAAAGCTTAGAGCAGATACGGAAGCGATTGTGCTTAACGGCACGATTACCGATATGGAACGGTATCGCTTCTTGATGGGTCGCCTGGAAGGCTTAAAGCTAAGTGAAGACGCAGCACGGGATTTGGCTGCGAAATACACGTCCGATCTTTAACCCCAAAAGGAGAAACCCTTGGAAGAAGCAACCCTAACCCCGTTGGAACAGAAGTGGCAGCAAGAAAAAGACGAACGGGGCCCTAGTCTGGATGATGCGTACGACGCAGATGGCCGATTTGAGCCTGCTGAGCTTGAGGATGTGGTCAAAAGCCGTATTCCTACACCCACTGGGTGGCGGATTGCTATTTTGCCTTATCGCGGCGCAGAGAAGAGCAAGGGCGGTATTGTCTTAGCGGAAGAAACGCAAAAGCGTACGCAGTTGGCGACGGTCTGCGGGTATGTCTTGAAAGTGGGGACTTTGGCTTACATGGATGAGACCAAATTTCCGACCGGCCCTTGGTGCAAGGAGGGCGACTGGGTAATCTTTGGCCGTTATGCGGGCTCAAGGATTGGTATCGATGGCGGCGAAATCCGTATCTTAAATGACGATGAAATCATCGGTCGTGTGAACGACCCTGAAGACATCCTTCACATGTAAGAGGTGAATATGAGTAACGAAGATCAGATGGAATTTAAAATTGGAGAAGACGAGCAGGCGGCCGACGTCGAGGTCAATGACGAGACGGGCGAAGCGAAGCTTCAAACACAAGAACAGGAACCTATCGTAGAGCAAGCGTCTAACCAGCAAGAGGAAGAGCTTGAGCAATACAGCGACAAGGTCAAAAAGCGTATCGACAAGATGACCGCACGGTTGCGCGAGGCGCAGCGTCGGGAAGATGCGGCTTTGGAGTACGCAAAGAACGTCCAATCGCAGCTTAACCAGGCTAACCAGCGCTATCAGACATCGGACCAACATCGAATGGCCGAGGCCAAGAGCCGGATTGAGACACAGGCGGTTGCCTTAAAACAGATTGTCCGTAAAGCCCGTGAAGAGGGGGACATGGACACGGAGATGGAGGCGCAGGAGCGTTTGTCGCAGCTTGTTGTGGAGCAAAAGCAGCTTCAGAACTATGAAGCGATGGCTCAGCAACGTGCTGCACAGCCGCAGCCACAAGCCGCTCCACAGCAAGAGGCACGTCCTCAACAGCCTTCCAGGCCCGATCCAAAAGCCGAGCAGTGGGCCGAGGACAACCCTTGGTTTGGCAAAGATACTGTCATGACACACGCTGCCTGGGGCATTCACCGTCAACTTGTTCAAGAAGAACGTGTTGACCCGCAGTCAGACGAGTATTATGATGAGTTAAATCGCAGACTTAGGGAAACTTTTCCACAAAAGTTCTCTCAATCTGCACAGAACTCCAGGTCAGCGAGATCCGCGCAAGCCGTTGCACCTGCAAACCGGTCTTCCGGTGTCAATTCAGCGCGCCGCACTGTCCGGCTAACACCGAGTCAGGTTGCGATTGCCAAAAAACTAGGCGTTCCTCTTGAGGAATACGCTAAATACGTGAAGGATTAAAAATGGACCAAATCGGTAAAGTGCCTGAAATCAAACGTGCTACTCGTTCCACGGAAACTCGTGAGACAGAAACACGCCGCAAGCCCTGGGCCCCTCCTTCGAGATTGGACGCTCCCCCGGCACCTCCGGGATACAAGCATCGATGGATTCGCGCCGAAGTCGCAGGACATCAAGATCGGAATAACGTTGCCGGCAAGCTCCGGGAAGGTTATGAGCTCGTACGGGCCGATGAATATCCTGACTTTGTCGCCCCTTCGAGTGATGATGGCAAACATGCCGGCATTATCGGCGTTGGAGGTTTGCTGTTAGCGAGGATCCCAGAAGAGACGGTTGAAGAGCGCAATGCGTATTACCGAAGTCGAGCGAAGGACCAAGTTGAGGCAGCCGACAATGACCTACTCAAAACAAATGCCCATGACAGCATGCGGATTGACAGGCCAGTGCGGCAGTCAAAAGTACAATTCGGCGGCCCTAAGGCCGGTTAAATTAATTTCTGTAAAGGAACCATAAAATGGCTAACGTAGACAAAGCCTTTGGTCTCCGAGCTCTCGGTAACCTGTCCGCCACTGGCGGTCAGAAGCAGTACGGTTACGAGATTGCGGACAACCAATCAGGCGCTATTTATCAGGGTGACCTTGTCACCGTTTATGATGGTTATCTCGTTAAGTTTGACCCCACAGGTGGTGGTGCAAATCACACGGCTGCAGTTGGCGTATTCAACGGCTGTAACTACATTGATCCCACCACGGGTAAGCCCACGTGGAAAAACTACTACCCCGGTTCGGTGAACATCACTCAGGGCAAGATCATCGCTGATGTTATCGACGATCCCAACCAGTTGTTCATCATCCAAGCTGACGAGGACATCGTTGCTGCCGACATCGGCAAGAACGCTGACATTATCGGCACGGGCGGTAGCACCACCACCGGTGTTTCCACAATGGAGCTTGACTCGTCCACCATCGCAAACACCGCTGCGCTGAACCTTAAGATCGTTGGCCTGTACGACGTTCCCGGTAACGCCTACGGTGACTTCGCTGTGGTCGTGGTCAAGATTAACGAACATCTCTATGGCAGCGCTGGTGTTGCCGGACAAGGAGCTTAATCATGGCAATTTCACGCGCACAACTAGTTAAAGAGCTTGAGCCCGGTCTCAATGCGCTCTTTGGCCTTGAGTACCAAGGCTACGAAAACGAGCATGCCGAAATCTACGACATCGAATCCTCTGACCGTGCTTTTGAAGAGGAAGTGATGCTCTCCGGTTTTGGTGAGGCTCCTGTTAAGACCGAAGGTTCTGGTGTTGCATACGACCAAGCTCAGGAAGTCTACACAGCTCGCTACACCCACGAGACGATTGCTCTTGCTTTCTCTCTGACGGAAGAGGCTGTTGAAGATAACCTGTACGACCGTCTGGCTGCTCGCTACACACGTGCCCTGGCCCGTTCGATGGCCACCACGAAGCAGATTAAGGCTGCCGCCGTTCTTAACGGCGCTTTCGACACCTCCATCGGTGGCGACGGCAAGCCTCTCTGTGCTTTGGATCACCCCACCCTCGGTGGCCCCGATCTAAAGAACGAGCTCACCACGCCTGCTGACCTCAGCGAGACTTCCCTTGAACAAGCCCTTATTGACATCGCCGCCTTCACAGACGAGCGTGGCCTTAAGATTGCTGTTCAGGGCGTCAAGTTGATCATTCCTAAGGAACTCCAGTTCACTGCTGATCGCATCATGAAGTCGACTCTCCGTGTTGGTACGGCTGACAACGACATCAATGCCATCCGCAACATGGGCATGATTCCCCAGGGCTACACTGTGAACCACTATCTAACCGATACGGAAGCCTTCTTCATCAAGACGGATGCTCCTAACGGCATGAAGATGTTCCAGCGTGTTGCGATCAAAACCGGTTTTGAAGGTGACTTCGAGTCCGGAAACGTTCGCTACAAGGCTCGTGAGCGGTATTCGTTTGGGTTCAGCGATGCAAGAGGTATCTTCGGATCCCCCGGCGCAGCTTAATAGCAGCAAGAAAAAGGGGGCGACAAGCCCCCTTTTTTGTTTTATTATTCAAGTACTAGGGTTTTACTCACGCAGACTGACCTAGCAGACTTAGTAGAGACGGCGTGGGTTATGTGCTACTACACGAAAGGATTTTTCAATGGCTACGTCCACGTTTTCTGGGCCAGTAGTGTCTCAAAACGGCTTTCAAACCACCGTTACTGACACTTCCACTGGTTCCGCTACCTATAATGTAAGTACGACCGAAGCCACCATGACTGGTGCTGGCGGCACGGGCGGACGTACTCTTTTTAAACTCAACGCTAACGCAGCTCTTGGCTCGTTCACCAATGCCCTTAAGGCAGAAGTTGTTTACGGCGCTTCTGGCCGCACGACTGGCCTGGGTTCAGCTTTTGTTGCTGAGATGACCCTGTCGGCCGGCACCTCCGCTGGTACTTATGCTCCTCTTGAGCTTGAGCTCAACGCTCCTGCAAGTGCTTCCACAGGCACGATGACTTCGTTCATCTACGCTTCAACTCAAGGCGCAAACGTCGCTGCGGTTGATGACAATGCCGTGTTCTTTAATCTCCAGGGTGTAACTGCTGGTGCCGGCCACATGGTTGTTGCTGGTACAACGCTTGGTACTGCTTACGGTGGTCTTCGGGTCCGTGTTGGTTCGACCAACTACTGGGTCCCCTTGTACGCCGCTGAGCCGACCTAATGGAGCTTGACAAAGAGTACCTGTTGAACCTTAAAAACCAGGCTTTGGCCGAAAGGCAGAAGTACCTGGACTTGGTTCAACAGGCTAACGGCGCAATTGCAATGGTGGATGTCCTGTTGACCGAGATCGATCGACAGGACCCAACGGAAGAACAAACCACGTAGGAGCTTTCCATGGGCATGTCAAATATAGTAGCCCGTTACTTGGTAGCAGACACAAACGCCCTGGATGCTGACAGTGTTTGTGAGGCCCAAGCTACGACAGAAGCAGACGACTTAACCATTAACGGGACAGATACTTCGGGCGGTGTGGCTACTTTTGCTGCTGCTCGGCAGATCACAGTCAACAGTGCAGGCAATATTGCCACTCTGGTTTTTACCATTACGGGCACGGACATCAACGGTGACGAGCTAATCGAAACCGTCACAGGTGTTAACAACAGCACCGTCACAACAACCGGGTATTTCAAAACGGTGACCAATGTTGCCGTTAGCGGAAGCACCAGCGGCAATGATGTCATTGTTGGCATGAACGGAAATGCCTTGGATGTGGTGTTTGCTGGATCTATCCGCATCAAAGGCGTTTATGTCGTGTTTTCTGGTACTGCTGGAACGATGGACTTTGTAGAAGGTTCTGCTTCCGGGGATTCCGTGTTTAAGTTTGGAACCGTTAATGCATCCACCTCGGTAGACAGTATTCATATTCCAGAAGAAGGAATGTGGGCGCGAAACGGCTGCTACTTAAAGTACGCGGTTTCAACCTTCGCAAGCATGACGGTGTTCTGGGCCTAATATGGCTTCCAACAAGGGCATGGGCATCAAAACCTCGGTGAAGTCGGGTAATTTCCGGCCCACCAAGGCGGGTGCTGGTATGACGGAGAAAGGGGTAAAGGCTTTTCGCAAGGCCAACCCCGGCTCCAAGCTCAAGACTGCTGTTACGGAAGACAAACCCTCACCAGCAAGGGCTGCTCGACGCAAGTCCTTCTGTGCTCGCTCTGCGGGTCAAATGAAGAAGTTTCCCGAGGCTGCCAAGGATCCGGACAGCCGTCTTCGTCAAGCGAGAAAAAGGTGGAAGTGTTAGATCATGGAAATGATGCTATGGAACGTTGCGCTCAGCTTCGTGGTAGGAATCATGGTTTTCCTGCTTAAGGGCAAGTTTGATGAGTTGAACAGGATTAGCATCCTGTTGAATCGAACCCGTGAAGAAATGGCACGGGATCACATCACACGAGCTGAGTTTAGGCAGGATATGCAACAGATTCTGGACCGGTTTGATCGGCTAGAATACAAGATTGATCGAATGATATCGGAGCACAAACATGTCTAAAAAACCCCCAGGCCTTTATGCAAATATTGACGCTAAGCGCAAGCGTATCGCTGCTGGATCGGGCGAGAAAATGCGCAAACCCGGAACAAAGGGCGCGCCTACGGCGATGGCCTTTAAGAAATCGGCCCTAACGGCCAAGAAACCTAAGAAAAGGAGTTAATTATGGCTGGACGTGGAATGGGTGCTGCAACTAAGGGTGGTGGTGCTGTTGAATCGGGTCCCCGGAACAAGATGGTTTCTGAGACCAGCAAGAAGACAGGCCCTGCTATGGTCGCCAAGGGCGGCATGATGTCTAAAAAAATGATGGCCGGCGGCGGCATGATGAAGAAGGGCTATGCTGCTGGTGGTGCTGTCAAGAAAAAAATGATGGCAGGTGGCGGCGCAGTACGCGGTAAGTAATGGCGTACCTCATCAGCAACATCCCGTACTTTAAGTGCTGGGTGAGGCGTGAGTTCACGCACATGCATCAGAAGTATCATGGAGAGTACCTGCATGCCATGGCAATTGCGGTCAACTCCATGCCGGATCGATCATTAAGCTTTCAGCTAGTCTTTACCGGCTGTGAAAGTGATGCGGAAGGGACGGAAAACGTCCATGGCGGGGCGATGTGGGCCAGGATGCCAATTACGGCCTTGGTTGGTGACATCGCCCTTGAGGAATGGCCCGAGCGCATGCCAACGCATTTGGCTCAGCCTTGGGACTGTCCTTCGCATCATCACACGGTGATTAAGTTCGCCAGGACTTCTCCGAGCCCCTGGAAGTGCAAGATTGCTGGGGAGTTTTATACCGGTCGCTACCTGTTTACGGTAGACTATGCGGAGAGCGAAGTGGCGGATTGCCCGTCTCAGCACAAACAAAGCCATGTGCTGATGTTAACGGATGCCGGGAAGTGGACTGGGAACATTGTGGCTTTGCCGAACAACCGTGTTCGAGCAACGAGCCCTGCATATTGGGAGACCGGAAGCGGCGCCCCCGATTTCAGGCCCAGCCAGTGGATTCATTGTGCGGAGCAGGATGATAGCTACATGGACCCAACGGTGACTTTTGACAACTTGTACAACGACGAATGACAACTTCCGGCACGACCGATTTTAACCTCAGCATAGATGATGTAGTTGAGGAGGCGTTTGAGCGCTGCGGAATGCGGATGACCTCGGGTTATCAGCTTACTTCTGCTCGCCGGTCATTAAATCTTGTCTTCTTGGATTGGGCCAACAGGGGTTTAAACCTTTGGACAATTGAGCAGCAAACCTATGCTTTGACGGCTGGAGTGGCGGACATTACGCTGGATTCAGACACGGTGAACGTGCTTTCTGCGGTCATTCGGGACACGTCCCAGGGGCAGCAGACGGACATCACGATTGACCGGATTAGCCGTGAAGAGTACTTGAACGTCCCGGATAAGACGACGCAGGCAAGACCTGCCCAGTACTATGTCCAGCGGGCCAACACGTTCAAAGTCTTCCTGTACCCGGCCGCCGACCAGGCCTACACATTTGTGTACTACCGGATACGGCGCATTCAAGATGCGGGGAACTACACCAACACGGCAGACGTAAACTTCAGGTTCCTGCCTTGTATGGTCTCTGGCTTAGCCTATTACCTGGCTTTGAAGTTCGCGCCCGAGCGCGTCACGGCCTTGAAGGCGTTTTACGAAGAGGACTTCCAACGGGCAGCTCTGGAAGACCGCGACACAGCAAGTGTGTCGTTTGTGCCGGATTACGGGGAGTGAAATGGCTTTCGCGACCGGTAAATTCTCCTTTGGTCTGTGCGATTACTGCGGCCAACGCTATCCGTTTAATGTCTTAAAGAAGAACTGGCGCGGATTTAAGGTCTGCCCAGAGGATTACGAGCCCAAGGAGCCACAGCTTGAGCCTTTGAAGTACAAGGGCGATGCCATTGCGCTTTTAGAGCCGCGTCCTGACCGCATCGAGCCTGTGTCCGTGTTTGTTGGAACGCCTGGGTTTTCGTCGTTTCAGAGCATTGGCACAGCCAACAATGGAATTAACATGACGCCGGACGCATTGAATAAGGCCTTGTTTATGAGCATAAAAATTAGCCCGGTATCGGTGGTGATCACATGACCTATGACGAGCTCGTAACCAACATTCGCAACTACACGGAGGTAGACAGCAACGTCTTCTCCGATTCGGTCATTAACACGTTTATTACGATGGCCGAGAACCGCATTTTGAGGGACATCGACCTTGATGTTTTCAAGCAAGAGGACACGGGCACCCTTAGTGCAGGTAATCGATTTTTAGAGGCCCCTTCTACCATTCTCACCCATCGCTATCTGATGGTTGTTGTTGGCGATGACAGGATCTTCTTAGACTTCCGTGACAACTCTTTCATTCGTGAGTACTGGGCCGATTACACAGAGACCGGTGTTCCCAAGTATTACGCGGTATGGGATCAAAACACTTTTCAAGTGGCGCCTACACCGGCTCAGAGCTACACAGTGCAGATGGGCTATATCTACCGGCCCGCACAGCTTTCTGCCTCTAATACAACCACATGGGTCAGCATTAACGCCCCTGAGGCGCTTTTGTACGCTTGCCTAATCCAAGCCTACAGCTACACCAAGGGACCCTTAGAGATGCTCCAGTACTTTGAAAACAGCTACAAACAGGCCGTTCAGGGTGTGGGTGTCGAGCAGACTGGACGCCGTCGTCGTGACGAATACCGTGATGGCATGATCCGAGTGCCTATTAAATCCGCCTCACCAGGACCCTGACCATGGCATTTAGTGGAAATTTTGTTTGTGATTCGTTCAAAACAGAGCTTTTTGAAGGCGTTCACACGTTTGGGGTAGGTGGAGACCAGTTTAAAATC